AGAGAAATACAACAATTAGTAGTTGAAGCGGTTGCTTGTCCTACATAATCGGCAAGAGACAACGCCAATACGGAGTTCATACCATTTAGGATAATACTGGGAATCCTAAAATATTTCAACTTACTTTTATAGTGAAAATAACTTTTTTTGTGTAATCGTTCAAGGATTATGCTGTTCTTTCGTATGTCTTCCAAAAGAAGTTCAACATCATCAAACCATTCGTCTTGTCTTTTTTGTTCGCCAAACATATACATTAATATTAGATTTAATTATTAACAATTAAAATATTTATATATACTATATATAATGACTGATTCTGGTATTGCTTACAATCAACCTTTCGGTTTTGATACTACTTCAAATGATAAGGCATTTAATTCGTTGGACTACAAAATTCCAAACGATAATAAACTCTCCATAAGGGAGGGCGATTTACCCAACGGATACTTATTTATTGGCGATGATGTGGATTTAACAGAGTTGTCTATCATCAAAATTGGTGATTTACCTAATTTAATTAGTAGTGATGTTTTAAATAACTTGAATTGCGGTAATATGTTTATTGGTAAGGATTTATTGGAAGATGCTACTTCGGCTGGGTGTGATAATATTTTGATTGGATTTACAATTGGTGGGGTCAAATCATCAATTGGAGATGATAATATTTATATTGGTAATCAAATTGAGGGGTTCAGCGGTAGTGCTTCCCTCGCTTTACCAAGTAGAACCATCGCAATAGGTCATCAACTTAAATGGATCTCTCAAAATATACAAAATGTAGGTAATGAAAACATTATCATCGGTTCTCAAAGCGGAGCTATGTTAAAAGAGAAAAATATCTGTATTGGAGCGTTAAATGCTACTCGTCCAATTGTATCAACCGCTACTGGTAATATTTTGATTGGCGACGATGTCGTGGGAGGAACTTCTGCTTCCACTTCACTTGGCGACGATAATATTTTGATTGGTTCAGTTCAAAGAAACGGCGGTTGCTCTGGTAATCGCAATATTTCTATGGGAGATAGTAGTCGTAGATTAGTAAGTGGAGACGACAACATTTTTATTGGTTTTCAAAACTACGACTTGGGTGCGGATACAACCACAAATAACAATATTGCGATTGGGGCTCAAACCGCTTCAAACGGAGGCAAATTGGGAGAAGGCAACATTACAATTGGATCACTCGCCGCTTCTGGTGCTTCTGGTTCAGCAAACGCTAATGCTTCAAATAATATCTGTATTGGGTTAAATGTGGGGCGTGATTTACTATATGATACTGGATTACCAGCGGATATAAAAGATAATGTGTTGATTGGGTCTTATCAAACTGGTCGTTATATAAGTGGCGACGGCATCGTTGCTTTGGGAAATCAAGCGGCGGAAGGAAACGCCACAATCGGTGGTGAGCTTATAGAAACTGGTGCAGTGGCGATTGGAGAGATCGCCAGTAGAGATGGGGCTAAATCTGGTTCAATCAAAATTGGATTACACCCAGATAGTAATAAAAGTTTCACAAATCAAATTTCTCTGGGGTGGTCTGCTGGACGAGCAAGTAGTGGTTCTGCCGATAATTCTATTTACATCGGTGAAGTCGCTGGTGGTGGAGCTACAACTCACTATGATAGAAATATTGTGTTATGTGGTGTAAATAATAATACCGCTGGTAATGGTGATGATAGATGTTTTATTGAACCAATAAGAGAACGAGGTGGAACTGATTGGACTGATTGGAAACAGATTTATTATGACCCCACGACAAAGGAAATGGTTTATGATGATACATAAAAATATGAAATTTAAGATAATTAAGAAAATTATTATATGTAGTTATATTATATATAATGACTGATAAAGGAGTTGCTTATAATGCCCCATTAGGTTCTACTATTGGATCTGGTAATATTAATTTCAATACTGATGATTACAAACAAGCCAACGACGCTACTTTAACAATTTTAGAAGGTGATAATAGGTATTTAAAAAAGGTCTCTGCTGTTGAAGAAATTTCTTCAATTGATACTAACCAAGAACCAGTTGCTATTGGTAAAAATGCTGGTAATGATTCACAAGGTGCTTCGTCAGTTGCTATTGGTTCTAATGCTGGAAGCGACCACGCTCAAATAGATTCAATCGCCATCGGTGAAAACGCTGGTGTGGATCACGACGGAGCAGAAGCCATATGTATTGGACGAAATGCTGGTAATGACGGACAAGATGCCGAAGCAATCGCAATTGGTTTAAATGCTGGGCGTGATTCACAAGCAACAGACGCAATCGCAATTGGTTTCGGTGCTGGTGAAACAAATATGGGTCAAAGGTCGGTGGCGATTGGGACAAATTCTGGAAATAGTGATATGGGCGAATTCGCTGTTTCATTAGGATATTACACCACACCCCAAACAGATTTAGCAGATTACGCCATTAGTATAGGCAACGACGCAGCCCTAACAAATGGTTCTATTTACTCAATAAGTATTGGTAAAGAATCTGGAAAAAATAATATCGCCAATCGTGCTATTTCAATTGGAACAAATGCTGGAAAAGACCAACTTTCCGCTGAAAGTGTGGCGATTGGGACAGATGCTCTACGAGCTAATGGTCTTGGTGAAACAACTGGAGCTCGTGTAGTGGCGATTGGAGAATCTGCCCTAAAAAGAGGGAGTGGAAGTGATGTGGTTGCTATTGGAAACAAAACTGGTGGTGGTGATACTACACTTGGGACAATAATGGGTTTTGGTTCTACCGCAATTGGATATAGGTCTATGGCGGAACTAAATTACGGACAAGCATCAGTAGTCGGTGAAACCACATGTATTGGTGCTTACAGCGGAGAACGAAACGCTGGTTCTCGTGCTACGGCAATCGGTTATAAAGCTGGAAGAACAAATCTCGGTAATAGTTCCGTCTGTATAGGGGAAGAGAGCTCAACGAATAACTCTACTGGTGCTGTGGCGATTGGTAAAAATTGCTCCGTAGAAAGTGCTAATTACTCAATAGCAATTGGAGCTAATTGTGATGTGAATCACGGCGGAGTTCTAATGATAAACGCTACTGGTTCAACACTCGCATCTGCTGGAACTAATAGGGTTTATGTTGCACCTTTAAGGTCGGTAAGCGGTTCTTCACAAGGTTTTCTTTGGTATAACCCTTCTACTGGTGAGATTGTTGAAAGAGTATAAATAAATTTATTTAGGTAATTAAGAATGAATAAAAATTATTATATATGGTTATATTATATATAATGACTGATAAAGGAGTTCCATACAATCCTCCGCTTGGCGAAGGTAATATTGGTTTCAACGCAAATGATTATAAAGATGAAAATACAGACATTTTAACAACTACAATTGCTGATGGACGATACGCAAGAGTAGGTGATAATTTTACTCAATTTACCAATTTCCAACAAACCCCAGTTTCCATCGGTGTAAATAGTGGGACTGGAACTGATGCTGTGGCGATTGGTGATTCTGCTGGTAATTCCAGTCAAGGGGACGGATCAGTAGCAATAGGACACGACGCAGCCAAGGATACACAAGGTGCTACGAGTGTAGCAATAGGTAAAGAAGCTGGTAAAATATCACAAGGGGCACGGAGTGTAGCAATTGGTTCTGGTTCTGCTATTGGTAGTGGTTCTACTTCGTATCAAGAAACAGATTCCGTCGCAATCGGTTTAGGTGTAGCTTCTCTTGGCGTTCAAAGTAATAAATGTGTCGGTATTGGGAGAAGAGCCCAACGAAACGGAGCTGAAACACAAGCTATCGCCATCGGCAACAACGCTTCTGGTGGTGGAGAACAAGAAACAGAATCCATAGCAATCGGTGATTCTGCTGGATATAATGGATTAAATAATGAAATGATAAGTATTGGTTTTGAAAGTGCATACAACTCTACTGGGGCAAGTGGTAGTCGTAGTGTAGCAATCGGTTATAGAGCCCTTAAAACAAATACGACACCAGATAAAGTAGTCGCAATTGGGAATGATGTAGGTTTAAATAGTTCTTTGTCGTCAAACTCAATCGCTATTGGTGCTGATGCTATGAAAGAGGGGAGCGATGGTAGTGGTTTCCCACCCATCGCAATCGGCTCTACGAGCGGAGGTGGCTTTACTGGGAGTGGTGGAGGAATGGGTGGTCGTCAAATGGCGATTGGAAGTGAATCACAAGGTATTACTGATGATACTGATTCAGCAATTGGATCACGATGCACGAGTGTCGGTTATAAATCTGGAAAAAATAATATGGCTCGTGAGGGGGTTGCTATTGGTAGAGGTGCTATGAGGACTGGAAGCGGCGAACACGGCACGGCAGTTGGCTACTTATCTGGTGAAGTTAGTAAAGGAACTAACAATACCAGTATAGGTGCTTATGCCGCTCAAACAAGTCAAGGCAATTATGCTGTGGCGGTCGGTCATTATGCCGCTAATTCATCTCAACCAGCAAATACAATTGTCTTTAACAATTCTTCAAGCACAACATTCAACGCTGAAAACACCAACAGATTTTACATAAAAACGATGAGAGGTGTAAGTGATTTAACTGGATTGAAACAAGTCCGTTGTAATACTTCTACAAGAGAAGTTCTCCACGATGCCTAATTTATTCAGTTATTTAGAAAAAAAAATATCTACTCATAATATATAATGAGTGAAGCACGAAATCTTGACGAAAGTATTACTATCACAGAAACCCATGTTTATACTGCTGTAATGGTTGAACGAGTTGAGGTAGATATTCAAAAAGCATCTGCCTCTATTGAAATTTCCTTTATTGGAGATGGGCGAGTGATTAGCCGTAGAGTGATTATAGATGGTGATTTATACGATTCTTGGACGGACGATGATGATGTTATTTTCTCCATCATTAAAGAACACGCATCAACAATCATTCACGCTCCACGACATAGTGTTAAACTTGAAGCACCAGTAGTAGAAGAACCAGCACCAGTAGAAACACCAGCACCAGTAGAAGAACCAGCAGAAGAATCAGTTGAAGCATAAATTTATTATCCATATATATATTAGATATGTATATATATGTATATGGAAGAGGTTTAAACGCAGACAAATCCACAAGTGGAAAATATAAGATTACTCCTTATACAAAACAACGAGCAAAGGATTTAGGGGTTGTTGTGAAACCATCTAAAAAAGAAAATAAGAAAATAGATGTCTTTGATAAGCAAGGTGATCTAATCGTTTCAGTTGGTGGTGTTAGGAAAGATGGAACTTATTATATGGACTATCCTAATTACATTAAGGAATTAGGGAAACAGAAAGCAGATTCATTTAGAGAAAGATATAAGAAACGCCACGATAGAGATAGACACATTAAAGGTAGTGCTGGTTATTACGCCGATAAATTATTATGGTAAGTTGAATTAATTTAATATTGGATAATATAATATCTCTGTTAATTATATAATGCTTACTGATAGACAACTTGACGAACTATGTGGGAAAATGAAAGTCCCCCTTGAACGAATATGTTTCAAAGACCAACTACACGACAAGCCATTAAAGTATAACCGAACTTATATAATTAATCTTGATGATATGTTGGACGAAGGCGGAGAGCGAAATGAAGGAACGCACTGGACTGCACTACAAGTAAATAAAACCAAAAATGGAAAGATTGAACCGATGTATTTTGATTCATTCGGTATGCCTCCTCCCAAAGATGTAAATGAATTCGTAGGTCAATATGTTCCATACAATACCAAAGACATTCAATCACTAATGGCGGATTATTGTGGTTGGGCGTGTTGTGCTTGGGCTCACTATATAAATGCTTTCAAGGGTAGGGCTGGTTTCATTTATATAGATAGTGAAAACTTTTTAGAACACTTTGACGATTTAAATACATCTTGCGACTTTAAGAAAAACGAGTATATACTCAAAATGTTTTTCCAAAGTGAAAATCCTTCTTTACGCAAACCAATTGATGTAGGGATTGACCCAAATGATATTTCCAAAGATGGTGCTGGTATTGTAATCCCTACGGATTTAGGTAAGGAAATGTAAATTCAATAATTAATATAAATATATATTATCATTATATAGTAATGTATAATGATAATTTCAAACCATTAAAACCCTTTTTTTGTCGTATGGGAGCAAAGAACAAAACATTAGGGGTTATTGGTGATCTTGTCCCACAAGATTATAAAACTTATGTTGAACCTTTCGTAGGTGGTGGTTCGGTATTTCTCTCTTTACCTCCACCAGAAAAAGAAATTATAAATGATAAAGACAAGGAGTTAATTGATGCTTGGATACTATTGAAGTGTGCCGTTGTTGATATTAATAAATACGATTTCCCATTTACCGAAGATGAGTATGAGAAAGAGAGAGAAAATAGCCACTTATATAGGAGATATAGGAATCAAGTTTTAGTAGATAAAATTCAAAAGTTCGTTGATAAAAAACACACAAAACCACAGAACAAATTGCTTTCATACTTATATCAATCGTGTAATTCCTTTTCAGCAAAAGGTGGAAAGATTTATAAACAATATCCCCAGTTCAACAGAATAGGTAAAGTAAATAATTACAAGACGAGATTACAAGACACCACCATATTAAACAAGGATTATAAAGAAGTCATAAACAAGTATGATAGTGAAGATACTTTCTTTTTTCTTGACCCTCCGTATGAGAAGAGTGATGGGTTATATACAAGTCATTCTATCAATTATGATGAAATGAATGATATATTATGCAATATCAAAGGTAAATTTATGCTTACTTTAAATGATAGTGGAGAGATTCGTGATATATTCAAACTATTTAACATTATCAATATCAAAGTGAAAGGTCGTTCCCACACAAGTAAAAGACAAATGGGAGGTGGTATTCGTGATGAACTCATCATCACAAATTACAAATGATTATTTTTTTAGATGTTCTACTATATCCACTAAAACATCGTGGTCTGGTTTCCCTACTCCCACTTGTTTAGGATTTCCACCAAGGAATCCATAAACACGAGCCATCGCCCACATTTCTTTTGGAAGTTTCTTGCTCCGTCTCTTTATTTTAGCGTCTTTCTTGAATGTATCTTTTAGACGGACACTTTCAATATTGGTTTTCCAAGCACCGACGCCTCGGTCGTAAATCTCATCTAAATATCTTTTAGGTATTCCAGTTATTTTAGAAAGTTCTTCTTTTGAATGGGGTTCGTCTTTATCAAACCCTAATGCGACATTAAATTTCTGTTTCCAAGTAGGCATATATTAATATATAGTGATATTATTTATTAAAAAATTGAATGAATATTTAGGAATAGTATTATTTAAAGATTAATTGAGATAATTATTTAAAAATAAAATCTCATATAGATATATAAATGAAATTCTTGAAGGGCTGGACTATTGAAACAGACAAACTCCCAAATTACGGAGAGTTTAAGAAACCACTTGTGGAAATGATTGATGCTAAATTAGCTGACCTTATTATTCAGTTTAAAGAGGAAGAATGGACTAAACCACATAAAAAAACTGGTGAGCCAATAAAACCTACCATTACCGAATTGTGTAATTTACGAAAGCGTGTTAAGAAAAATATGAATGAAATTAAATACCATCAAGCAAACGGATTGGGACGATTTTATGGAGACACATTCACCAAACTTCCCAAGAAAATCAAACACACATTATTTAGTCATGTGAATATGGTGGATTTAGACCAACATAGAGGACACCCTACCATCGCTCTTGGTCTTGGTGATTTAAACGGCACAAAATTCTCTGCTATTGACTATTATGTGAATAACACCGATGATGTTTTAGCAGAAATGGCGGAGCATTATGGTATTGATATTACAGATGAAAAAAATGGTAGTAAAAACAAAGACCGATTGAAATGGTTTTTCAATCTTACTATCTATGGTGGTGGTTATAAATTATGGGTTGATGGACTTACTGACCCTTGCGAAAAAGACATCGCAAATGGTTATGAACCACTTAAATTAAAGACGACAACTATGTTGGCGACTATGAAATCATTTAAGAAGGATTGTAATTTATTGAAAGATAAAATATTTTATTACAATCCACACATCAAGGCAATATTGATGAGAGATGAAAAATATAGACAAAAGGAAGATTGGGAAAAGGAAAATTGTGTTGTTTCTTACTTTATGCAAATTGTAGAAAACGATGCTCTATTTCACGCTTACAAATATCTCAAAAAAGAAAACATCTTGAAAGACAATATTGTTTCTCTTGAAATGGACGGACTTTGTTTTCCTCCTACAAGGTCGCTCACCGACTACGATGTTGATGAACTCAATAAATATGTGAGAAATAGAATGGGTGGTTTTCCCATTACTTACAAAATCAAGAAATACTTACCAGAAAATATTTATGATGATATGATTGAAAAGCGTGAGGATATAGTTGATGTTGATGAAGATGAGGACGAAATGGAAAAAGAACAATCTGCCGAAGAAATACAAACAGAGAAAGACGAGAATATGTATCAAGAAAAGAAAATGGAATGGGAAGATAAATGTTGTCGTATAGAAAATGAGGATTTATATTTTGTTATGAGAGGTAAAGATGAACCACCTATGTCTAAATCATCAACACAATTGAAATCAACTTATTCACATCTACATTATGGTTTTTACTTGAAAAAGGTAAAGAAGGAATGGGTAATTGATTATAGTCGTCCAAAATCATTCATAAAACGATGGCTTGATGATCCAGACCAAAAACAATACAAGGGATATGGTATTTATGCTCCCCCACTCAAAACACCAGAAGGTTTTGTAAATCTTTGGTTTAACTTCCCCCACGACAATTATGATATGTTTAAATACGACAAAGATGGTGTTGATTTCATACTCAACCATATCAAAGTGTTATGTAATAATGATGAGGATTGTGCCGAATATATTATTAAATGGTTGGCTCACATGATCCAATACCCAGCAGAGAAAACTGGTCGTTTCCCAATATTCATTTCAAGTGAAGGGTGTGGTAAAGGAACACTCAATAAAATCATTAAAGCGTTGATTGGCGAACACAAATATTTTGAAACCACAAGTCCAGAAAACTATGTATGGGGTAAATTCAATTCACTTATGGCGAATGCTTTATTCGTATTGATAAATGAATTCGGTCGTAAAAATGCTAATGATGCCGAAGGTAGAATCAAAGGTATTATGACTGACGAAGAAATGAATATCAAGGGTGAAGGTGATAAACCTTACAAAATCGTTTCATATCATCGTTTTATGGGAAATACCAATAATCAAAACCCTTTCAATACCAAGAAGGGAACTCGTCGTGAATGGATTATTAGATGTAGTGATGAATTGATTGAAAATTTCCCATACTTTTCAAAAATAAATGCTCTTATCAAAGATGATAAGGTAATCAAATCATTTTACAGATACTTATTGTCTATTGATGTAGAAAATTTCATCGCACAAAAACCACCTCAAACTGAATACCAAACCATTCTTCAAGAAGAAACCGAGGATATGATTCAACTATTTATCAAGGATTTTGCTACTGAATTTTACAGACACGGATACGATAATGATAGTGATAGTGATAATGAGAGTGATGATGGGACGACAAATGAAAGTTATGAGGAACAAACTTATTGGTTCAAAACAGATGGTTATACTTCTGGTGAGATTTATGATTTATTCAAAGCGTTCCGCAATAAACTTCATATTCACAATTACGAATGTAGTGCTTTATCCCTAATGAAGAAAATATCTTTATGGGCTACTTCTAATAAACTCATCACCAAGAGAAAGGGTAAGAAATGTAATTTTACTGAATTCAACTTTGAAGGTTTAGTAGAACATTTCAAACTCAAAGAGGAGTATGAAGAGGAAGAGAAAGATGAATTACCAAAAGGAGAATGCCTTATAAAAATGGGGGATTAATAAATCTGTATTTAGTATATAAATGTGTAATAGAGAGGATTGCAGAGTTATTCATATCATAGAAGATGAAAATGGTGAAGTTGGTTATTACCATTATGACGCAAATAATAATCTAATTTTCCAAGAAGGAAAAGAAGGATTAGATGAATTGTTGAAAGCTTCCAACTTTAAGTGATTTTTTTAAATAGTTTATATAAACTACTTAAAGAACTATAAGACATTTAGGGAATCTAATAAATGTGGGTGGATAAATCCAACCCTCCACCCTATCCTCCACCCAACCCTCCACCACCATACTTTACATTTTATTATTATTATTATTACTTTATTACCATAATAGATAAGGAAATAGGATATATATAAGGTAGGATTTATGAGGTGGAGGGTTGGAGGGTGTGGAGGATAGTTTTATGAATTCGTCGTGGAATATTTTTCAAAATTATTTTTTTATCCAGAAAAAAAAAATAATATTAATAATTCTAATTTATATGGGGTTCAAAAAGCATCTTCCACCCTCAAATTCCACCCAACCCTCCACCCCCAAGATTTATTAACTTTTAGGAAAAAAATATAGAAATTTTTATCTAAATTAATTATATAGATTATGCCGTTCGGTATGGAGGATTTCAAAGAGATTGAGAATGTGGATAGATTAAGAGTAATCATTATGGATCATATGGATTACTATCCGCTCACCGCTTTTAAGAGTTTAAGACCCAAGGAACAAAAACGATTCAACGAAAAACTAAATGAATACATTAAAGAATTACCAGAAGACAAATGTGATTGGAACGCAAAGATGCAAGATGATTTCAACGAAGTATGTGTCCGTGAAATATTCACAGAAGATTTTGACCCAAGCAAAGTCCCAGTTTATACTGGTGCTTACAAGGAAGAGCAAGACGCACTCATAGAGGAAGAGAAGGTTAGGGAAGAACAATATAGGATTCAAAGAAAAGAAGTTGAAGATGTATGGAAAGCAAATCAAGAAACAGAAGAAGAAATAACTGAATAAACCAATTATTATACTATAAAAATTATATCCATATATAGTATAATGAGTATTCCTTCTGGAAACAAACCCAGCGACCAGAGTAAGTTTAGAGAAACCTACCTCAACTCACTTCGTCTTGACGCCGCCAACCAGCAAAAGAGTTTAGACGCCCAACGCCTTTTAGAAGAAACTGGTGATGTCGTAAGAACTCGTGATGATACACGAACAACCACAGAAAAACGAGCAGATGAAGAACTCATCAAGGTAAGAGTATTAAGCGATTTAAAACTCATTACCAGCGGTGATGAGGCACAGAATATCGTGAATCGTCTTGATAGTGGCGAACTCCAATTTTTAAATGATGCGATGGGTTTAGTGATTGCCGACATCAAACCCAAGTTCCGTGTGGGTATTCCAGCATCAATTTTTATTCCATATTTAAAAGATATGATGAGTAAGGCACAAGCAAGTTTAGGTGTTTCATATGGAATCCAAACCACAGACCCAAGTCGTTTCATTTTGACTGATAAGAACATTTTAACAGAACTCGTCCAACCAGTAAGATTAGCGGAACTCCAAGAAGAAGTAAGACAACTACCAGAAAGTAATAGCCGTTCAAGAGCAATTGCTCTCATAGACCAAATGAAATTACAAATCCCTACACGAGAAGAACTCGCACAATTAAGAGCACTTGGTTCAACTCGTCAAGTCCAAGAACTCGTAAGTGATATGGTGGAAAATGTCCCCAACGATGATATTGTAATGAAACTCACTCGTGAAATGGGTGAAGCACTCCGCCGTGGTGATTTTATGGAAGCCGATGCTGTATTAAGAGAGATTATGACTATTTTTGATATTCCCCAACAAGACATCGCCGAAAGGGAAGCAGTAATGAGTTTAGTTAGGGAACAAGCGGAAAAGGGTGGAATACCAGATGAGAATTTACCAGCAATTGAAGGCACACCAGTTGCAACCGCTATTGAACCATCACTCACAACACCTTATGAATTTAACCGAATGGAAAAGAAGGAAAAGGTAAAGATGCTTCAAGACCTACGAGTAAGCGGTTCATTAAGTCGTGGTAAAACGCTTATTGACCGAGCGAACAAAGATGAGTTGAATAGTATTTATGAAGCGTGGTATTACCAACAACCCAATTCAGTCCGCACAGCCAAACCTCTTATTGTTGATCCAACCATTCAAGGAAGCGGTTTAGTCAAAGTTCGTCCAATTGTGAAATTAGATATGAAAAAGCGTGGATATGGAAGTTTTGGTGATAAATGGATAAACAATAAAAAACTAAATGAGAATATTTTGATGATGAGATATGGTAATGGAATCAACATAACTGGATTACCAACTACTAAAATATCATCTCATTTATCAAGTGTGATTAAGGACATCATGGGGGGCGGAGCACCCAAGTTTAGTGATTTAGAAAAGACAAGTAAAGACGAACAACGCTTACTCAACAAGATTAGTAAATCCGCAAGAATCAGCGACAAAATCTCTCTACCCACACCAGATAAAGAAGTAGAAGATAAGATAGAACACCGATTTTTAGTATTAAAAGGTCAAATCCTCGCTGGAAACGATAGTGTTCCACTCGTTAAGGAATTTAAGAAACTATTAATGAAGTTTATGAAGGAAAAGAAAATCCCTCGTGCCGAAGCGTTGGATATTTTAGAAATCCTAATTAGTATGGGATATTAAAAATATCTATATATAATATAATGCTTCGCCACCCAGTAATGAATCGTCATAAAGACGCAAAGGGCTTCTTGGGAGTTCAAACACAATCTCAACAAAAACCTCATTATTTAGGAGGTAGTGAGGTCGCTATGCACCTTGCTTTACACGACGCCAAAAAACAAATGTTAGAGAAGGTAAAGAAAGACGCTGAAATTGAACCTCGTGATAAAGATTAAATAATTTATATAATAAAAAAAATATCTGTTTATTATATAATATGTCGCATTCATCTCATACGAATAGTGGTTCTCACACATTAGTCCTTAATAAAGACAATATTGTTAATGATGGTAAGAATTCTACATTAGAGTATAAATTCCCCACATCTGTTAATTTCAAGAACGAGCAAATAGCAGTCGCCCAACTTCAAATGTATTACTCTTGGGAGAATATCAATTCATCACCTCTCAATAATAATGTTTTTAAATACTCATTTCCCCAAGGTGCTTCTTATGTGGAATACACAATTACTATTCCTAATGGTCTTTATGAAATTAGTGATATTAATTTCTACCTCCAAAGTCAAATGATAGCCAATTCACATTATTTAGTCAATTCCAAAGGACAAAATGTTTATTATTTAGAACTCAAAATCTCTCCAACTGATTACAGCGTAGTTGCTAATATGTATAGTGTCCCAACTGCTTTACCAACTGGATTTACCAACCCAGCAAGTATGCCGTTTTCCTCTGGTGGTCTTGCTAATGCAACTACCAAAATCACAATTGAATCAACCAATAACTTTAAGGACATTATTGGATTTCAATCTGGAACATATCCAGCAACCACCCAAACAACCAACCAAACACAAAAATCAAGTGGTTTCTCTCCACGATTAATTCCAGAAGTCCAACCCAATAGAAATGTAGTAATCACTTGTAGTGGTATTAGCAATCCTTATGCTAATCCTCAAACCAAGATTTATAGTATCGCACCAGATGTCCCTATTGGTGGTTATATTGATTACCAACCACCAGAGTATCTCTATAATGATTTAGCCGATGGATACTATAACCAACTCCGTATCCAGTTTTTAGATAAAGATGGTGTTGCCCTTAATATTTTAGATCCAGAGATTACCATTTTACTCACAATTAGAGATAAAACACAAATGAATTATTAATTATCTATCTTAATTATATAAATGAATAATAATACTTTGAACGACCAGCAGTTAGAACAATTGTATAGAGATTTAGGAACAGAACACGCCGCCTTATTAAATACTTTAAGAACAGAAGAAATTGGAACAAAGAGAGAGAAAACGATGAATAGGATATTAAGTGTATTAAATAGCTTAACGATTAATGTTCGCAAATTACAACAATATAAAAAAGCATTAACCGAGATGTAAAAAAAATGTAAGTAATATATATAATGAGACCTATATATATTTCTGGAAAAGGAATGTGTGGAGGAAAAGCACCTCTATTACTACAATCTGGTTTAGGAACTACCTATGATTCTGTGGGGGCACTTGAAAAAGAACAAGGAAGGATTGAAGGTTTAGGTGTAAAGAGAGATTTAATGGATAAATTAGAAGCACTATCTTTAACCAAAAAACCGAAGAACATCAAATTTAGTATAAAAGAAAAAAAGTAGATACACCCCTAATTTTTTGTATAGATATATTTACTATTTTTAGTTTAGTAAATATATTATCTTTCCACGAATTTTTTATATAAGTATATATTATAATATGTCTGCCGATCAACTCGTCTATGATATGGCTTCTGCCCCCAGCGAAACTCCTTCTGTCTTCGTAAAGAAAGATTATTTTTCTGTTCTTGACGACCAGAACGGACAATACAGCGGTAATCAATCTGTTCTTCAACTTTCATCTCTCGCCAATAGCAATCGTTATATGGATTACAAAGGTTCTTATATGACTATTCCCCTTGTTCTCTCTATGACTACTGATGCTGGTAGTAATGATTTCCTTCCAGCCACGAATAATGATAATTTCTCTATGGGTCTTAAAAATTGGTTCGGTCATGTGATCCACTCCGTCCAAGTGGATTTCAACAACAGCACCGCACAACAACTCACCAGTTTCCAATCCATCTGGAATTGCTTTCGTCTTCACACCACCCTTTCTTTTGACGATGTAAAAACACAAGGTTCATCAATCGGCTACTACCCAGATACTGCTACATCTTGGGGTTATGATGCCGATGTTCTTGGTCTTTCCAATAACAACAACAAGCCACTTGCTAATAGTGCTCTTGGTAATAAACAAGCAATCGGTAATGAAGGTCTTTTCAAACGCCAACAATCCATCGCCTATGATCCTACAATCGCCACAGAAGTAGATGCTGGTAATGGTGATGCTTTTAGCACTATGTTCTCCGCAACAAACGCAAACAATATGTATCGCTCCCATGTTTTCCGCAAGGTAGATGGAACTGCTGGTGGTGTTGTAGGCACACTCCAAATCGCCATTACTGCAAAGATTATGTCTAAACACATCAGCGACTTTTTAGGAAAACTTCCCCTTGTTAAAGGTGCTTTTGTGAAACTAACCCTCAATCTTAACCAACCTTCCGCCACTCTTACACACGACGGAACAAAAATCACCGCTCAATCAGTTAATTCTCCTCTTGGTGGTGTGTGCCCCTTTATGGTTGCTGGTAGTGTAAAAGGATATGGGCCAGTCATCGCTGATGCTGATAATCTCATCGTTTCTCTTGGTGTCGGTCGTAATCCCCCTACCTCCGCTAATCACCCAGCATCTTCCGTTCAAGCCGCACCTCTCGCTACAAGTGTAGAGTTCCACGCCCCAGCATATACTTTTGCTCCTATTTTTGAAAATGCTTACCTTTCATCACCTATCAAGCGTTTCAAATACGAAGATTTCTATAACTACAACATCATCAACCAAACTGGCGGTTCAAGAATTACCGAACTCCTTACAAATGGTGTTGCCGACCAAACCAGAGTTCTTGTATGCCCCTTCCTCAACAGCACATCAAACGACGGCACATCTGCCTTCCAATCTTGCGTATCCACAGATGGTGCTACAACCTCACCTATCCAACTCAACGAGTTCAACATTCTCCTATCTGGTGCTAATGTATTACAACAAAATTACCGCTACACTTACGAGATGTTCTTGGAACAACTCAAATCTACTGGTGCTGTAAATGGTGGCTGTGTTGATGGAATCACCTCTGGTATGATAGACCAACTTGCTTTTGAAAACATATACGCCTACCATGTAGTAGATACAAGCCGTATGCTTGATGTAGAAAGAGCTGTCCCCAAATCAGTCCAACTCCTCGCCAACTTGCAGTGCCCCAGCACATTAAGCGTAGATTTATACACATTCATCGCTTACAACAACGATTTCGCCGTAGATGTCTTAACTGGTGCTCGTGTTTAAATAATTAGTCCTCCACCCATTTTTCTATTAACTAATTATATATAAATGCTTGACTGGATACTGAAATTTATGTTTAGTGAAATCCTTTGGAAATATTTTAGAATCTCAATTCATTAGAAATTTAATATAAAAGAATTGTTTTATATTAAAATTAATTATCTCTCTCTATTTATATATAATGGCTGGTTTTCATACGAAGACATTTATAAAACACGATGACTATATGACCCCCAAAATTGCTTGGGAGAATATAACACAATATATACCAAAAGACAAAGTAATATGGGAAGCATTTTATGGAGATGGTGAAAGTGGAAAGTATTTAACAGATTTAGGATATACTACAATTCACGAACCAATAGATTTCTTTGATGATGAAACATTACCAACATACGACATCTGTGTATCCAATCCTCCATTTAGTCAAGCAAAACCAATTATAGAGAGAATGAAGAAATTGGATAAACCATTTATATTGATATTTCCAGCATCTAAAATATGCACCAGTTATTTTAGAAATTACTTTAAAGATGAAAAAGAGAATCCATTACAAATAATCATACCAAGAAAACGAATCCATTTTAATAAATTGGTGGAAGGTAAAGAAGTAGTTGAACGAAAGAATGCTTGTAATTTTGATTGTTTTTATTATTGTTGGAAAATGAATTTAGAGAGAGATATTATATGGTTAGATGATTAACTGAAAATTAATAACTTATAAAGAACTCAATATTTTTTTATAAGTAATATATATAATGCCGAAGGCGAAGAATATTGTTCTTAAAACAATACCAGACAAACTGGTAAAAGAAGTTGAGAAAGTGGGTAAGAAACTCATAAAGGGAAAAGGCGAACCAGCGAAGAAGCGTCAAAGAAAATCATCACCTCCTCCAAAAGCGTTGATTGTTTCAAGCGACGCACAAGCGGATAGACCAGCACCACCACCAGCAAATCAAATGGACGAATCTATGAGCCCAGAAGACCAAGAAGTCGCTGATATTATGGCTGGTCTTAATTTAGGAGATGTGAAAGGTAGAGGACTTTCCAAGAAATCTGTTTTAGACCAACTCCGTTCTTTCAAAAAAAAAGCACCACTTAAAGGAGCAAAACAAGCAATCGCAAAAGTAATCAAAAAAGTATCTGGTATGAAAGCACCAGAACTCAAAGAAGGTGTAATGATGAAAGGAAGTGGTTTTTTCACCGATATTGCTTCTTCACTTGGAATGGGAATACACGCTGGGGGAGAAGGTTTAGTCAGCGATGTTCTTGATATTGGTAAAGAAATCGCCAAAGGTTCAAAGAAAGCTTTAAAAAGTCATATGAAGAAAGCCAAAAAGGGTGGTTCAGTCCTTGGAGCTCTTGCTAAACTCGGTGATGATATTACTGGTCTTGGAGCACACGGCGAAGGCATTACTGCTGGTGGTGAAGGCATCAAATCTTGTGGTAAAGATTGTATGAAACCTTGCTGTAAAGCACCTCGTGGTAGAGGTGTCCTTAAAAAATTAAGCGACGAGGCGAAAGAGAAACTTGCCGAACACGCCAAAACTGAAAGCAAGAAACATATTGCTTCTATGAGAATGCATATGATGCGTGGTTTATCATTCAAGGAAGCACACAACAAAGCGGCGGAGAAATCTGGTGCTGGAATCATGGACGACCTCGCCGAAGTCGCAAAAGAAGGAGCAAGTGATATTAAGAAACTCACCTCACCCAGTTCTTTTAAAACCACAAAAGCAAAGAAAGTAGCAAACGCAATCCAACTTAAAAAAGCGAAGGAAGAGATAAAGAAAGAAAAAAAAGGTGGTTCTCTCCTCAAATCCCTTGCTAAACTCGGTGATGATATTACTGGTTTAGGATTAACCGCTGGTGAAACCGAAGGTGGTATAATTGAAGGTGATATTGACCTCGCCAAGAAACCTCTTGATATGATAAATCCATTTTCAATCAAGATGCTTTCACCAACCCAAGTAAGAAATATGAAAAAGGGACGCCGTGTCCGTGTCGCCAAAGGTGGTGATTTAAAGATTGTTCTTGAACCAATCCAAATGAAACGAGTTGAAAAAACATTTTCCAAAGGTAAAGGTTTAATGATCCAAATGAGTCCCAAAGAACTCACTATGAATAAAGATATTGGTGGTGAAGGTATTTTCGGTAAATCTTTTGACCGCTTTGTATCTAAAACCATCGGCAAGAAAGCCAAGAATGTATTATACAAAGGTGCTGATTTACTCAAACCACTCGCCAAGAAAGGAATTGAAGCGGCGGCGGTTGCTTTACCAACTGCTCTTGGTGTTCCAGAACTAATCCCAGCCGCACAAGTTGCAGCCAGAACTGCTGGTATGTATATGGACGACCCAACTGGCTATCAAAAAGACCCCAAAAAGGTCGCCAAAGCACTCGCCCAAGAAGGCATCAAAGAAAGTGGAATTACAAAAGACACACCATTTAAAGACCCCAAACTTGTTGAAACAAGAGCGGAACGCCTTGCTCGTGAAAAGAAAGGAAGAATGAGTAAGAAGGGGGTAAAAGCACCAGCATCATACACCGCACCTCAACGAACAACTATGAGTAGTGATTCACTTGAAGATGCGATGGAAGCATACATTCAACGCTTCGGTCAAGAAAAATTAGAAGAACTCGTCCAAGATGCTAAACGCCAAAGTGGAACGATGCGTGTAGGTCAAGTCCCACCAGCGATGGCGTATGGTCGTGGTTTATACGCCGCTCCTCGTGGAAATGGTTTAGTTGCTGGTCGTGGTTTAGTTGCTGGTCGTGGAACATCTATGACTGCAAACCACGGCATAGAACACTCATTCGGCGGTCATCGTGGTTCTCTTGTCCCTACAAACAACCCAGCATTACAAAGTCGTCCAGAATTAGAAAACGCCAAACGATTTACCAACATACCACTCGTGTATTTAAAAAAGGATTAATTTAGAGATGTTATTTATATATATTTTTATCAATATATATATATAAATGATTTACAGAGGCGGAAATTTAATAACTCCACCAAGAACTCCACCATCTGGTTTTAGCACACCACCACCACCAAGAACACCACCAGTAAGGACACCACTACCACAAGCACCACAAATCAGTCCTCCAAGAAATCCAGCACAATCACAACCCTTTAATTTTCAAGATGGATTTATTGTAGTTCCAGCACCAGCACCTCCATTACCCCAACCACCACAAGGCGGAAAATTAAATGCGAAGGAATTAGAACTCCTTTTGAAATCTCCTTATGATGCTGAAATAGTAGATGTGAAAACAGATGGAGATAGATTTATAATTGATAAAGAATTATCAAATGAAACCACCAAGGTATTTAAGAAAGATGGAACTGATGAAGTATTCGTAGTTCATTCTGGATCAAAAGATATGCGTGATGTATTGGAAAATTTCAACTATATCAAGAGTGGTTTTTATAGTTCAGCGAAATTGAATCAAGCAAAGGCAACACAGAAATCAGCGGAAGAAAAATATGGTGCTAAAAACATAAGCACATTAGGACACAGCAAGGGAGGAAAGTATGCCGAGATGCTTGGTAAGAGAACCAAAGAAATCATTACACTTAACAAACCAGTTCATCTCACAGATATATTTACAAAAGTTCCCAAGAAACAAACTGATATTAAGACAACATATGACCCAGTCAGTTTTTTACGAAAACTCCAACGAGGAAACAAACCAGTCATAATACAAAGTGAATCATCAAATTTATTGGAAGAACACAAAGGTAAAGTTTTACAACGCAAACCTAAAAAGATTTATGGTAGGGGTAATACAATCGTTCGTCCAGCAGAGTTGTCTTCTGTTGTAGCACCATTACCCCAAGAAGAAACAGAAGAAGAAACAGATGAAGAAGTAGAAGCTACACAAATACCAGTTGCCGAACGATTACCACGACAAGCAGAAGAATTAACAACAAGAGAAGAAGTAAATAGAGCAAACGCAAGAGCTAATACAATAACACAAATGTTAAGTTTATCCTATATGGATTTAATGAATTATATGGAAGCTGAAATGGGTTTTGAGCCATACCTACGAAGATTTTTAAGATTACAAGATGAGTATAACACATTTTTAACAACGAGGTATATAGGTAGTGGAGACGAAAATGAACGAAACTTATTAAATTACATATACGGAAAAACAGATGATGATATAGCGAACGATATGGATAGAATTTATAGAAACAAAAAAAGAGAGTTAAGACGAGTAAGAGAAGAAGGAATAGCAACAAATATGTTTAGCAGAGCTCAATTCAAAAATCTATTAGGAACTACAATATTAAACCATCTTATTAGACCAGTAGAAGCAGAAATTGCAGAAATACCACCACCAATAGCAGAAATAGAAGGAAGTGGTATTTTTAGTAATGATTTTTAAATTAATTAATTAAATAATGAATTAAATAAAAAATTGAAATAAAATTCAAAGAGATTCCCAGAAACAAATAATTAGCATGTATAAGAATAATATGATAAGTGATGAACGAAGCAGAAACGCAAAGGGGTCTTGTCTCCAAGATACGATGTATTATTGCTGGGAACTCAAAAGAAAAGGAGAGGATATGAAAAACTGGCGGATTATCCACGCAATCGTAGAGAGAAGACACGATAGATTGAGACACCCACACGCAGTAGTATATAATGTTAAGACCCAAGAAATATACGAAGTGTCTAATAATTTTAAGCATAAACCAGTTATAATTCCATTCTTGGTGTGGAGTAGTATTGGAAATATCTCTCATATGAAGAACTGGAATATTGATGAATTGAATAATAAAAATATTGAAACGATGAATTGGGAATTCCATCATCTTCCAAAAAACTTAAATGATTTAATTAAATAATGAATTAAATTAAAAATTGAAATGAAAATAACCTATCATACTATATACAAACAAATATGACGAATACGATGATGGACTACGACGAATGGCTTACGAGAAGTGTTTATGTTATGAACTATTGGGCGAAACCAATATGGGTGAATAACAATCCAAATTATATTCCCTTGACGAGAAGGTGGGGTGTTATTCTTAACTGCGATGAATACGATGACCTAATGCGTAATCGTTTTAAACTACATCAAGAGAGAAGTATTAATGACCTACTAACAGATGAAAAAGCATATAACATTAACCAGTAATTAATAGAACCATATAATTAATATTAAATAATACTTTTTTATACTTAATTATTCAATTATTAAGTATAAAATCAATAAATTAGTGTAAATAATATAGATATTGACGAATTAAAAATTTTTAATTCATTTTTATATACATTTTTGGTCTATATAATAGTGTTTTTGGGTGAATTTTCATATAATTATCTATTTTTTAGTGTTATTGTTTATTTCCTCATTAACTTTTGAATATATCTTCTCAACCAATAGAGGCGGAATTAGTGATCTACTTTCAGCATTACCTTTTTTCATAGCATAATAAAATCTCTTCCATATCTTGTCGTAATTGTGATAAAATAATTTATATGTTTCTGGGGGCATATCTGGTGTCTTTTCATTTTCCCATAATTTAATATTACTCCATATATGAGTTGCTTTTGGAAATCCCCAATTATAGTTTCCATAATATACTAATGTTTTGTTATTCTTACTCTCTAAATCTTTCATAGGTGGAAAGTGTTGGAGTAATCCTCTTGGGTTCTCAATAAAAAACATTTTCGGTTTAAAATATTCAATCATTTCCAATAACCTAATAATCATTCGTTCTGCTTTTTGTCCGTTTTCGTGTTGTGAGTATATATTATTCTTCCTTCTGTATTTACCACCACTCGCCAAACTCCAAGTCGTGCAATCTGGCGACGCCCAAATGACTTCAAATGTTTCTGGTTCGTATTGTTTATAATCCCATTCTAATATATCCTCTGTGTGTGTAGCATTAAACTTTGGGTTGTAATCTAAACTCACCATATCATACTTCTTTTTAAATACCTCGCCGATACATTTACGACCGCAAAATAATTCCAACATTCTTGGTTTTTCAAACATGTTATATATTTATATAACATATTTTTTATTTATATGCTAAACTATTTCTTAATATTAGGATTGCTGTCCTACCATTTTTTCATACATTCAACTCTGTATAATATAATGTTTTCTATTGCTTCCTCTAATCCTTTATGTATCATATTCTCCAAGTCATACTTAATTTCACGACCCCCTACTTTCCTTATCATCTGTGGTCTGTATCTATCTTTATAATATTGATAATTATAAAGGTCGTTATTATCAAGAATCATTTTACAACCTTTATCTGTTTTTATTTCTATATAATAATGGTATGGACTATAAGTTGGGTCATCTTTATTAATGAGTTCTCTTTTAACTTGTATTTTATAATCCCAATTATTCTTCTCAAAATGTTTTTTTAGAATAGTTGAACCATATACAGCAAACGCTATACATTTTCTATTCAGTATTTTTTTATATCCTATATACTTCGTTGAATCCATGTGCTATTTATATATATATATATATATATTATTTTTATTTCAATTTTTATATTAATTAGTGAATAATGTATATTTAATTTCAATTTTATTAAAAATTCCCATCTAAATCAAATGTGAGTTCTCCGCTGAAATCTTTTGTCGCAAGAGCATATTCACTTACACGCCGTTCAAAGAAGTTCGCTTTGGATTCTATTGATATACATTCCATAAATTCAAATGGATTCTTCGTGTTGAATATCTTATCTGTGCCTAATTGTAAAGCCAATCTATCAGCAACAAATTCAATATACTCTTTCATCATCTTTGAGTTCATACCAATCAATCTAACTGGTAATGCTTCGGTGATAAATTCCTTCTCTATTTCAACCGCTTCGCTAATAATAGAATGTATTTCTCTCTTTGTGAGTTTATTTTTCAGTTTAGAATAAACCATAATAGCAAACTCCGTATGTAATGCTTCATCACGAGAGATAAGTTCGTTGCTAAATGTTAAACCTTGGAGCAAACCTCTCTTCTTAATCCAGAAAATACTACAAAATGCACCAGAAAAGAATATACCTTCCACAATAGCAAATGCTATTAGTCGTGTCGCAAATGAATCTTCTTTGTTTTGGATATACTTTATCGCCCAGTCGGTTTTCTTTCTTAAACAAGGATAGTGTTTAATTGCGTTGAAACATTTATCTTTCTCATTCTTATCACGGATATAAGTATCAATCAAGAGAGAATAGGTCTGTGAATGTATATTCTCCATCGCAATCTGGAAACCATAAAACGCTCTTGCTTCGGCATTCTGTATTTCAGTCATAAATCTTAAACCAAGGTTCTCTAAAACAACGCCATCACTCGCCGCAAAAAAGCATAAAATCATTTTTATAAAGTGTTTCTCATCATCACTCAACTTCGCCCAGTCATTTAAATCCTTTGATAAATCAATCTCTTCCGCTCTCCAAAAACATTCCACCGATTTTAAATACATCTGGTAAAAATCATTATACTTGATTGGGAAAAACACAAACCTCTCCTCGTCTTCTTTAAGTAGTGGTTCTTCTTCCATGGGTGGTATATTCTCTTTTTCTAAATCCTTATAGGGGGTCATAATATTATACACTTATATAAAATTATGAATACATTATTGGTTTAATTAGAGTATAATTTTCTTTAAACTACATATTGGAATGTTGAATACTTTATCATCTTCACGGCGTCCATCACGATATACGGAGAGAGTAGTTTTGGAATACTTTGTGAAAACATAGGGGTCATATTCACAATAGAACAATCCATCGGTAAAAAGAAATAACAGAATTAATCTATATCCTTCCACCCAACCCTTTTCTATTTTGCGAGTAGAGAGAAATACAGAATCATATCTATTACTTGGAATACGACGACTTTTCAATTCATATCTCGTCTGCTTTTCATCACATTCGTAATCATAAGCACAATATTTCCCTTTTGTTAATTTTGTATTATTGACTTTCATTTCAAAATACTCGTTGATTATAGGTTCAACACTTACTTCATTTAACATACCCATATTAAGGTCTATTGATTTTTTAGATAGAGAAGGAATACAACTATCCAAACTACGATCCACACTAACAAGATTACCAGCCACATCATACATCTTTTTATATAATATGTATAGATAATAATTATTTTGAAATTAAGCGAAATTAATATTTAATTATTCCTAAATATTAATCGTTGGATTAATCTTCCTTAATATATACTTTTTTCTGGGAAGCCGAAGAACCCATTTTCTCTAAATCTTTGGCGATTGCTTTATCTGTTTCAATTGAATCGGCGTATTTCTCACTCATATAAGTATGACGCAAACCATTCACGCCTACTTTTTTACCAAATATCTTATTGATACGCTGATTGAGATTCACATTCGTAAGTGGATTGTATTTATTATCAAATAGAAGATGGTCGGTAGGATTTACTGAAATCCATTTCTTCAAAATATTCCTTAATGCTGGGGGTATAGTGATTTCTTGCTTTCCGTAAAACTTTGATGTCTTGTAGGTGTTGAAAACCAATTTATTTCCTTGAATGTAGTTGTCCTTATCTTTATCAATCTTGTTGATTTTCATTTTTGTATATTCACTTCGGCGTGGAGGAATAAACATTCCACCCATTAGAGAGAGAATGATAAATTGTTGAATGGTCTGTAAGTCATCAATATTGAGTTTTCTTTTCTTGTAGAGAGATGTTGCAGTTTCCTTTAATTCCTTAAATTCAACGGCTATATCTTCCTTATCAATATCATTTTCCTTTTGTTTATCGTTTTTCTCTTGCTTTGAAACTTCGTTGTTATACTTGTTGATTTCATCAAGCATTAGTTCCCTATACTTATTGTCGCCAGTTAAAACAACTAAACCAGAGAGGGTGGTCTTACAACGATTAATAGGCATCTCTTTCAATACTTCAATAATCTTTTCTCTCTTCTTGAAATTGTCTAAATCAATCTCTTTATCATCGCCATAAACCTTTTTATGAAGATTCGTTAAGAGAGAAGTATATGTTGTTAAACTCGTCTGTGCTATGTTGGGTCTGGCTTTCTTTAATGCGTTTTTGATTAATTCACTCATTACTATATTATATAATTAGATAAAAATATCTCTAAATGAATTTATTTTTTAGTTTTATATTTATCTACATCTATTATTTCCATAAAATTTTTCAAATATCTCTCCTCTGGCGAAGCATTCATATCAATAATGAGTGAATTGAATTTATCTTTGGTTATATCATTATACATATTTTGGAGTTGGTCTTTATCCAAACCCATCGCTCCTTCTCCAAGAATCATTCTCAAATCTTTCTCTCCGCTTACCTTTAACAATATCAATTCATTCGCATTAATTCTAATAAATTTAGGTGTTCGGTAGTATGATTGAGAAATGTAAATGATAGACACATTCTTCTTACGACACATCATATAGTATTGTTCTATGCGTGTCTGGTCTTTTGTAAGCACCAAGTCATCAATAATGATAAGATGATTCACGGATTTATCAAAATCTTCCAACTTGGGTAAATGGCTTAATCCTTCTTTGACTTGTATCTGGTCGCTTAATAGTGCAAGATATTTCAATAATGGTTCTGTTTTATCCTTACATAAATACAAAATGGAAGCGAATGAACCTTTACCATCACACATACGCTCTAAATAATTACATACCCAATTCGTTTTGCCTCCGCCAGACGCTCCCACGCATAGAGAACGATGTGGTAAGTTGAAACGATGGGTTTTCATGTAATTAGGATTGGGATTATTGTCTAACAAATCCTTTGGAATTATCTCATAAAAGTTTTTCACATCATTTTTAGACATACTTATACTATAAACAGATAAAATATATTGTTGGTATTTTATACATTTTCATCACCATTTATAGATGAATCACCACTACTTGTATCCACCATCTCAAATAACATACCACTTGCGGATTTCTTCACACCACTATTACGGCGTTCTTGTGGTGTAAGTGGTTTTGACTTTGTAAGATTAGTTTCAATTGGAATCAATTGGTCGTGAATTTTCAGTTCATATAAATTGGATTTCTCAATTAATTTTTGGTATTTTACCATCGTGTCGTCTAAATATTGAATTCCACCCATCGGTCGCCTTTCTCTCTCTAAATTCAAAGTTTTAAATATATCAACAGCAATTAAGTAATATTCTTTTGAGTTCATTAATTCATTTTCCATATTCGCTTGTATCTGGAAATATGCTTCAAGAGAAGCGATAATAGCAATAAACAGAGAAATACAACAATTAGTAGTTGAAGCGGTTGCTTGTCCTACATAATCGGCAAGAGACAACGCCAATACGGAGTTCATACCATTTAGGATAATACTGGGAATCCTAAAATATTTCAACTTA